ATTTGCTAGAGCATTGGTTGAGCGTGGTGAGGATGGTGGTCTAAACAGTTCAGAAGCCTATGCGCTATACAAATCTTGTCTGTCAGACCTAATTGCTTTGGAATTGGCTAGATCGCCTGAAAACGATCAATTTGAGGCTGTTTAATGGCTCAACCGATTCAAGCCTTCTCGATAACAGCCCCAGGCTTCTATGGGTTGAACACCCAAGATTCGTCTTTGGATTTGGCTCAAGGCTTTGCACTTATTGCGAATAACTGCGTGATTGACCAATATGGTCGTATTGGTGCTAGAAAAGGTTGGACAAAGGTCAATTCTGCAACGAATTCTGACTTGTCTACCAATGATATTACCTCTATTGGTGAGGTGGTGACTGCTGATGCCACTTCCTACACCATCATGGCGGGAAACAACAAACTCTTTAAGTTAAGCACTACAACCATAGTGACTTTGACCTATGGGGGAGGGGGTACAGCCCCTACTATTACTGCAAACAATTGGCAGATGGTTTCTTTGGCTGGCGCACTCTATCTATTCCAAACAGGACATGATCCTTTAGTATTTGACCCATCCTTGTCCACAACGACTTATAGACGCATTAGTGAGTTGACAGGCTATGCAGGTACTGCTCAGTTGGCTAACACGGCTCTAAGTGCCTATGGAAGGCTTTGGACAGCCGATACATCTACTGACAAACTGACTGTTCAATGGTGCGATACCAAATTAGCAAACAAGTGGAATTCTGGTACGGCAGGAACGCTAGATACCACGACTGTTTGGCCTAGAGGTGGCGATGTAATTGTCGCTTTAGGTGCTCACAACGGCTTTTTGTTTATCTTTGGTAAGAACAATATCTTGGTCTACCAAGGAGCAACAACTCCATCTACGATGTCTTTACAGGATGTTATTACAGGCATTGGCTGTATAGCAAGGGATTCCTTGGCTTATACAGGTAGTGACTTGGTTTTCTTGTCATCCACAGGTGTTCGTAGTGCTTTGAGGACTATCCAAGAGAAGTCCATGCCATTGCGTGACTTGTCTAAGAATGTTCGTAATGATTTGATTTCTGCTGTGGCAGGCGAAACCTTGTCTACCATTAAATCTGTATACAACAGTAAAGAAGCCATTTACTTGTTGACTTTGCCCGTATTGAAGTCAGTTTACTGCTTTGATATGAAGGGTACTTTACCTGATGGTGCGGCTAGAGTAACAAGTTGGGACTCTATGGAGCCTAAAGCCTTGTTGACCAAACAAGATGGTACTTTGTACATCGGAAAAGGAGGCTATCTTGCTACCTATTCTGGCTATCTTGATAACACATCCACCTACCGCTTTCAGTATTTTACGAATCATACAGACCTTGGTGCGCCTTCTGTTTCGTCTATTTTAAAGAAACTCAAAGTAGTTGTGATTGGTGGTAGCAATCAGTATGTAACCTTTAAGTGGGGATATGACTTTACGGGTAACTATTATTCGCAATCTGTACAAATCCCTGCACAAGGGGTTTCATATTATGGTGTTGCTGAATACAATACTACTGCTGAATACTCAGGTGGGGTTGCTTTGCAGACATTAAGTGTCTATCCGACTGGTTCGGGCAAAGTTATTCAAACTGGGTATGAGATGGATATTAACAGCCTAGCGTTGAGTATCCAGAAGATTGAGATTCATGCCAAAAATGGCAAGATTACATAAGGGGATTTATCTTGACAGATTACACCAAAGCAACCAACTTCACCAGTAAAGATAGTCTTTCTACTGGAAATCCTTTAAAGATTGTTAAGGGAACTGAGATTGATACTGAGTTCAATAACATTCAAACTGCTGTTGCAACTAAGACAGATAATGCAAATGCCGCCATAACTGGTGGCTCTATTACTGGTATTACTGATTTGGCTGTGACTGATGGTGGAACTGGTGCATCGACTGCTTCAGGAGCAAGAACTAATTTAGGTGCGGCGGCTTCTGGTGCTAACTCTGACATTACCTCTATTACTAGTTTGACAACGCCTTTGACTGTTGCACAAGGTGGTACAGGTGCGGCTACTTTGACTGCAAACTATGTTTTGTTAGGTAACGGAACTAGCGCACCACAAACAGTTGCGCCTAGTACTTCTGGCAATGTTTTGACTTCCAATGGAACTACATGGTCGTCAACTGCTCCATCAGGTGTTTCATCCGTAGCAACAGGAAATGGATTGTCTGGCGGAACAATTACAACAACTGGAACTTTAAGTATTGCCGCACCTTCTGCTTTTTCAGTTGGAAGTTATCTTTGCGGATTACAAACAAATGGTGGTTCACCTGTTGCAGGCTCTACTTATACAAGTGTTTATACATCAAATGGTTCTACTGCTACTGCAAGAAGCGGAACTTGGCTATGTTTAGGAATGACTGGCGCAAGTATATTTGGGCCAGGATGTTCCAATTATTCTACGGCAATATTTGTTCGTACAGCATAAGAAAAAAATCATGTTAACAGTAAAAAACGCAACTTTGCCAAAATATGTAACTGCTGATAGTGTAGTTATAGAACTACAAGTCGTATTTGAAGAATTTGGAGATACTGTTTTACCATTTGGGGCAACCGCAGATGATGTGGAACAGCATGGAAGAGAATTGTATGCTCGTGCATTGGCGGGAGAGTTTGGAGCAATTGCGCCTTATGTTGCACCAGTTTATGAAGCCGCACCAAATCAACCTCAAACGCAAGGTTCGCAGGATTTATGATTGAAGCGGTAAACCTTGCTCATACTGTCACTTATGACGGGGCAACCTTGAATGTGTATCACGCAAACAAGGGACAAGGATTACCACGCCATAGTCATACATTTTCCCATTTGACAATATGTCATTCAGGAAGTTGTGTGATTCGTAAAGAAGGAATTGAGAAAGTAATTGACAAGTACACGCAACCGATAAACCTCAAGGCGGCTGAATGGCATGAGATTGAGGCATTGGAAGACGGAACTGTATTTGTGAATGTGTTTGCGGAAGGTAAGTATTGAAAGTAGAAGTAATCAAAACCAAGAATTACGTTGTGTACTTTGAGGATGATTGTGGATTTACTTTTATTCATTGTGATTGTATGAAATGGAACAAAACTGTTAAGAATCAACTAAAGATTGACTTTGACAAGTTGTTCAAATCCTATAAAAAGGACATTTATGCGATACATGATATTGGTGACACAAAGCATGAGAAGTTTGTGAAGATTTTTGGTTTTGAGTATTTCAAGGATTTTGTTGGTTTAGACGGCAAATCAAGACAGATGTTTGTTAGGAGAACATAATGGGAATGGAATCATCACTTATTGGTGGAGGACTATCGCTGTTAGGCGGTGCGCTTGGTGGCTCGTCTGCATCAAATGCGGCACAAGCATCAGCAGACGCACAAATTCGTGCGGCTCAGATTGCGGCAGATGCGGCTAAGTTCCGTCCTGTTGGCATAACCACTAGATACGGCTCAAGCAATTTCCAAACAGACGCTAACGGCAATCTGATTGGTGCAGGATATAACGTATCTCCTGAAATGCAAGCCTATCAAAATAGGTTGTCTGCACTTCAAGCACAGCAACTAGGTCAAGCAGAGCAAGCCCCTAGCCAATATGCTCCATTAACAGGTGCGGCAGGTAGTCTATTTAACCTTGGTCAACAGTATTTAGCCCAATCTCCTCAAGAGGCGGCACAACAATACATGACTAATCAACTTGCTTTACTTGCTCCTAGTCGTGAACAGCAATCTGCTTTATTGGCAAATCAACTGCAAAACACAGGGCGTACAGGTTTATCTGTGGCTCAAGGCGGTAATTTGATGGCGGCTAATCCAGAAGCGGCGGCACTTGCTAATGCTAGGGCTATGCAAGACCTCCAATTGGCGGCAAATGCTCAACAGGCTGGTCAACAACAAACTGCTTTTGGCGCAGGATTGTTTGGTCAGGGTGCAGGATTGCTTGGACAGTATCAGCAAGGTCAAGTTGGTGCATTGTCTCCATTCCAGTCTACTTTGGGTGTACAAAGTGGCATTGAGCAATTAGGACAACAACCATTGACATTGGGTGCTGGTTTGGGCGGTCAAGCGGCGGCTTATGGTGCTAAGTCAGGTCAATTTACTATGGCTGGTGCAGAAAATGCCGCACCATTTGCCTATAAAGCGGCGGCATATAACCCATTGGCAACTGGTTTGATAAACGCAGGAACTAATCAACAATTA